CGGACGCCGCCGCTTCCTTGGCTTCGTAGGCCTCGCCGTGGCAGGCACGCCTGGGGCGAAAGCCGGCTCCCCGGGCAAAAACATAAAAAAAGCACGAAAAGCGGCAGGCGTGACGCAAAAGGAACTTGCAGAGCGCCTGCAAGTATACCAGAAAGATATAAGCCGCTGGGAAAACAACGAGCTTACGCCAAACGCAATAACACTTGCGAAAATTTGCAGAGAGCTTAACGCCTCTGCTGATGAAATTTTAGAATTGAAGTAGAAATGAAAGCGAGGGCTTACTATGACAAAGAAAAAGGTAATTTTATTGGTAGTGGCTGCATTATTTGCAGTAAGCGGTTTAACGGCGCTGCCGTCTGGAAATATAACAGGTGGGGCGGGCTGCATTGTGGTTGCGGCAGTATGCGCCTATTTTGGACTGAAAAAGCAAAGCGCAGGAAAAGAGAACGGAAACAGAACGCCAGCGCCTGCCGCCGCATCTGGTAGCAGGGTTTTAGATACAATCAGAACGAAAGTAGTAGGCGTGACGTTCAATAATGAGGACGGAGAAAACAGGCAGGATATTTTAAGCAGAATGTCCGGCAGTGAAGATATTACAGTAGAAAAGTACACATACAACGGAGAGCCTGCCGCATACGTAAAGTGGGGCGATAAGGTAATAGGCAATCTATCGGCAGAGCTGGCGGGGGACTTAGCGAGAAAGTACCCGAAAGCCCGCTACACCGCAGAAATACTGGAAATTTCTGGGGGGGGGTACAGACGTTCGGGTGCAATATAGAGCTTGACGTAATCGAGGACGCAACGCCCAGCGTAAGCCAGCATACGGGAGAAACTACAGTATATGTAGACCGTAGCAACAAAAAATACCATAGTAAGCCTAACTGTTCGGGAATGAAAAACCCAAAGAGCATACCGCTAAGCCAAGCAAAGAAGAAATACACCGCTTGTAAAAAGTGTTGTAAATAGGTAAAGGCATAAGCCGCAGACTTGTAAAAGAGTTTGCGGCTTTTCGTCGTATATGGGGAAAGAACAGGAACGAAAGAGAGGTAGCAGAAATGGCGAATAAGAAAGGCAGCCGACAGCTGACATGGACAGACCGTATAAGTATTGAGGCATTGAAAAAAGCAGGGCATAGCGTGATAGAGATAGCAGAACAGCTGGGCGTACACCGCAGCACTATATACAATGAGCTTAAGCGAGGGGAATATATGCACAGAAATAGCGACTATACAGAAACATTAAGTTATAGCCCAAACAAGGCACAAATGAAAGCAGAGGAAAATTTAAAGGCAAGGGGTACACAGCTTAAAATAGGAAACGATATTGCATACGCAAATTATATAGAGGATAAAATAGTAAATGAAGATTACAGCCCAGCTGCGGTACTGGGAGAATTGAAAGCACAGGGGAAAGAGGGGGACTTTTCCGTAACAGTATGCGTAACGACCTTATACAGCTACATTGATAAGGGTATTTTCCTTAAGTTGTCTAATAAGAATTTGCCAGTAAAGAAGAATAAGAAGAGAAATTATAAGAAAGTACAGAGGCAACAGAAAAGGGCGGCAGCAGGAGAGAGTATAGACAAACGCCCGAAAGAGATAGATACACGGGAAGAGTTCGGCAACTGGGAAATGGACAGCGTTTTAGGTAAGCGGGGAAAGTCAAAAAATACGTTGCTGGTACTGACAGAGCGGAAAACCAGAAACGAGATTATATTTAAACTGCCAGACCATACAGACGAGGCAGTAGTAGCGGCACTGGATAGATTAGAAAGAAAATGGGGCGTTGATATGTTTAAGCGGGTATTTAAGACAATCACAGTAGACAATGGTAGCGAGTTTGCAGATGCAGAGGGCTTACAGCGTTCTATTATCAACGAGGGAGAAAAGCGGACAAAGGTATATTACTGCCACCCGTACAGCAGTTGGGAGCGTGGCACAAATGAGGTAACAAATAAGATGATACGCCGGAAGATACCGAAAGGCACAAATTTTGACGACAGGACAGAGGAAGAGGTAGAGAGTATAGAGAACTGGATAAACGGATACCCACGCAAAATACATGGCTATCATTCAGCAGGGGAACTATTCGAGGAAGAGGTAAAGCAGCTTGCATAAGAACGGAAATAGGGAGCGTGAGAGGTTGGCAGCAGTGGCAGCCTTACTATTGCGCTGCCTAAAAGTGAAAATATACAATAAAACAGGCTACGTATTGTGCAAAACGGCAAAACGATAAAAACATGAAAAAATGTCGAATTTAATGTTGACATTTTTACATTATAAAAATCTCAGATTTTTGTCTTGACAATTGAGCCACTATAAATATACTATTAATGGAAAACTTATATGGGATCGAATAAAAATAAAGGTTACGAATATGATGCAGACAGGCTGTATTCCTCTCAAAAGAATAAGGAAAAGCAACTCCAGTTGGAAAAGGAAAGCCGACATGGATGAAAAGCCAATGAAAGCTATAAATATCGTAGATAAGAAGACTACAAAGATCAAAGCTCCTGATGTGGAGATTAAAATTGATGTAGAGCATAGTTCCAGTATTGAGAAGAGGAAAATTGACGGTGTGACTTATTTGCTGGTTCCGTTGTCTGCTACTTCAGATATTGAGATAGATGGTATAAGATTAAGATAAGTTAGGAGTACTTTATGAAGAAGAAAAATATTTTTGCAAAAAAAATAATCGTAGCTATTTTGATAATGCAGATGATAGTTATGACCTGTTTATCAGTGATGGTAATAATGGAAACTACTAAAAATAGCAAAAATACTGCAATCAACAATCTGCAGACAATCGTACAGGAGAGAAGCCAGATTGTGGATAATTATGTACAGGAATCCGAGGTGATTCTGTCAGCATACAGTAAGGCAGGAGAAGTTTTGAATGTCCTCAAAAATCCGGAAAATAAATCAGCAATTGATGCGGCACAGAAATATACGGAATCTTTTTCTAAGGATATAAATAATCTGGAGGGATTGTATACAAGTGAATGGAATACCCATGTACTTGCCCATACCAATGCCGAGGTGGTTGGTATTACTACAAGAGAAGGAGATTCGTTAAAAGCATTACAGGATACACTGATTGCTACGGATGGGGTATATAATACAGGAATCATTATATCACCGGCAAGCGGCGATCAGATTGTCTCCATGTATCGGGCGATCTATGATGAAAGTGGGAATCCTGCAGGACTTGTTGGGGGTGGAATTTATACTGAGGGGCTTGTGAATAAGCTGGACAGCCTTGGAATGAATGGAATGGAGCATGCGACTTACTGCATGATTAATGTAAAGGATCATAAATATATTTTCCATAATCAGGCGGAAAAGGTTGCCACAGAAACAGAGGAAGAGTATCTGCTGCAGTTATGTGAGAAATATAAGGATACTGCGAATAGTGCCGGTGGTTATGTAGAGCACAAAGAGAATGGAAAAGACTATATTGACTCTTATTATTATATGGCAGACCGTGGATGGCTGTTTATGATTAATGCTGATGAAGATGAATTATTTGCGGATGTTGTTTCTGTAAGAAATCAGTTGTTGATTATGTGTGCAATCATATTACTGATTCTTGGTATAGTATCCGCTGTAATTATCACCAGAATGATGTGTCCTATGATGCCTATTGAAAATGGTATAATAAAGTTACAACAGTTTGATTTAACATCTAACGATGATATTAAACAGCATGAGATACATAAGGACGAACTTGGAAATATTTCAAAAGCTATAGGTAATTTAATTACATCATTAAGAGGTATGGTACAGACTTTGATGGAGTGTTGTGGCACTTTGGAAGAAAATACTCACAATCTTCATGATTCTGCAATTGAAATGGTAGATAGCACAACAGACCAAACTGCTGCTACACAACAATTATCGGCATCACTAGAAAATACCAATAAAACTGTAGATAATGTATATAAAGAGGTAAAACATATTAATGATATTGTAGAAGCCATCGATTTACAAATTACAGAAACATTGCAGATGAGCAAAAAGGTGAAACTGGATGCGGACGATATGTGTAATAATGCACAGCAGGCATATGAAAATGGAAAACAAGAACTTGACAGCACCAGATTATCCGTAGAACATGCCATTGATAGTTTGAATGAATTATCTAAAATTAATCAATTAGCAACTGAAATCCTAAGCATCGCCAATAAAACGAATCTTCTTTCCCTGAATGCTTCGATTGAAGCAGCAAGAGCAGGAGAAGCCGGAAAAGGCTTTGCGGTTGTAGCAGGGGAGATCGGTACATTGGCAGATACTTCAAAAATGACCGCAACAAATATTCAAACGATATGCAATGAAGCAAACAATAGTATTGAGGTGGTAAACAATTGTTTTCGTAAGATTATAGATTATATGCAAAACAGTGTTGTAGGACAGTTTGAAAGTTATGCAAAACAGTCTGATAACAACAGTGCAATAGCAGAAAATATCCAAAACTTAATGGAAGAAATTACAAAATCCATTGAAACAATGATTACTTCTACATCCCAGATTAACGATCATATGGAAGAAATTCATGATATTACAGCACAAAATCAGAATGCAATCGATAGTATTGTAGAAAAAAGCGAAAAACTCTCTGATGTTTCTGATACAATTCAGCATCAGGTAACACAGAATCAAACAATTGCAAAACGACTTTCTGATATTGTAAATAAATTTACAATAAATTAACAAGCAATAATAATTGAGCTACTTAAATAGACCTCAGAAAATATAGAGAAGAATGAGTCTTTCGATTTTTAAAGACCTAACAAATGCAGAGGATGTGTCAATAAACATTTCAAATAAAAGATGTTTAAATAGACAAACTATCTCTGATATGCCAATCGAAAATATGAGACTGTTTCAAGTTTTGTGTAAACGTTAAAAACTGATATAAGATTTGTGAATAGTTACAAATGGGCAGAGCCGATTTTCCGGATTCTGCCCATATCTGCATTAT